CTGGAATACGCAGAAGCAGATGTCAGAACCACCGCTGAATTGTACTTAGCGCAGATGGATGACTTTGACGCGCAAGAAAATAAATCTCTCACCACTGCCCGTGACCAGATGAATGAGATGCTGGTTTTTTTAGTGGAATTAGAACGGAACGGTTGTTCCATTGACTTAGCTGCCTTGGACACTGTCGAGAAGGAGTTCCAAGCAGAGAAGGTAGAACTTACTGCACGTCTGACTGAGATAGTCGAGCAGGTTATGGGAGATACACCCATCAATCTTAACTCAGGAGATGACATGACTAAGGTCGTTTACTCCAGAGAGGTGATCGACAAGGCCATACACAAGCAGACGTGGAACATAGGCACCAATGCGGCGGGTAAATCGCTTATGCCGCCTCGGATGAGTCCAAATCAATTCTCAGACGCCGTCAGGGCTACCACCCGTGTGGTCGAGAAAACACAAGCGGTGTGCTGCAGTCACTGCAATGGATTTGGTTCCATTCAGAAATTTAAGGTAAAGACTAAAATTAAGCTGGGCAAGAAGTACCGCATCCAAACAGAAGAGCCATACAAGAATAGGACTAAATGCAAAAATTGCGGCGGTCTTGGTGCTATATACCAGCCAACCGGTGAAACAGCCGGTCTGAGAATGATCCCAACCGGACCATCCTACGCCGCTGCAGGTGGCTTTAAAACCGACAAGGAAACCATCCAAACTTTGATTGGAGTAGCCACTCGCAAGAGAAAGCCGGTGGCAGTTGAATTTCTAACCAAATTATCCCGCTTATCGGCTGTCTCAGTTTATCTCGACAGTTTTGTAGCCGGACTTAAAAGAGGTACGCGCAAGAATGGAATACTACATGCAAATTTTAATCAGTGTATTGCTGCTACTGGTCGCTTGTCTTCTAGCAACCCTAACGCTCAAAACTGGCCTAAAAGAGGCTTCCCTGTACGCAGGGCTATTGTCAGCAGGTTTGATGATGGCCTGCTACTAGAGGCAGACTATAGTGGTTTGGAATTTAGAACGTGTGTTGAACTAAGTCGTGACGCGCAAGGACTAGCCGACATCCTAGAGGGCAAAGACATCCATCGTCAGACTGCCTCAATCTGCCTTCAGAAAGACCCAAAGGATGTGACCAAGGATGAACGTCAGGGCCATAAGTGGGCCTCGTTCCAGCCCCTTTTCGGCGGCACTGGGGCAGGAATGGAGCCACATATCAAAGCGTATTTCGGCAAATTCTATGAGATTTATCGTGGCATAGAGGCTTGGCACAATTCTCTGATGACCGGCACTTTAAAGAACGGTATCGTTCAGACGCCGTCTGGTCGGCAGTACTACTGGCCTAATGTAGTTCGGACTAGAGGCAATAGAGTTAGTCATAGTACGCAGATATTAAATTATCCCGTACAAGGGTTCTCAGCCGACATGGTTCAACTAGCCTGTATCCGCGCCTTACGCTTCTTTCGACAGGCTAGTCTGAGAAGCAAACTCATCCTTACTGTGCATGATAGTATAGTCGTAGACACTCATCCTAACGAGGTTGAGCAGGTCAAATCCATACTGGTTGAAGCAATGACCCGCATAGATGAAGAGATGGTCACACGTTTTGGATACAAGTGCGTAGTACCCTTTGATGTAGAGATAAGTGCAGGCAAAAACTGGCTTGATCAGGAAGAACTATCATTGACAAACGCCACTTAGTTATGGTAAAATGATAGTTCAAATCAAGGAGACAAAATGTCTGATATAATTCCCGTAGAAGGTGGTATGTCACCAGATGAACTGGCTGATATGCTGGGTGCTACAGATGCGCCTAAATCGGCAAGAATACCAACCTTAAAGATAAATTCTCAGGGCGAAGACAAAGACGGCAACCAAATTCCACTGGGTGCATTCTTTTTAAATACAGATGAAGAACGTGTCTATGCCAAGGATGGTGTAGTACTTCATGCCCTATCAAATCACGTACAGTATATGCACTGGGATGATGGCAGGCTAGTTAACAAGTCCAGACTTATTATCAATAAACGCGACGAGGCCCGTGATCAATTAGGTGGCACAATGTGCGGTATGCCTACATACGAGCAGTCTATCCAGATGACTCCGGAGCAGCGGAAGGAGTACGAAGGCCGTGATCGATATCGTGTGATACGTGGTCTAGTTTCCTACACCGGAAAAACTGCGTCCGGAGAAGAACGTACCATTGAAAATGAGCCGGTGATCTTGTCTCTGAAGCGCAAGAACTATGGGCCGTTTTATCATGATGTAATCAAGCGCATCCCGTCTGATGGTAAATTCTTCAATTATCGTTTGGCTCTAACGGCTGACAAGCAGACCACCGATAAGGGTGCTAAATATTATATCATGCGCTTCAGCCCTGATCTGCAGAATAAAGTCACTCTAGACCAGAAACTGTATGACAGCATGAATGCAGTCGCAGGTATGGTGAAGGCTGAGAATGAGCGTATTGATAAATCTTACTTCGATGCGATTGCCCGTAAAGCAGACGAGGTCGAACAAGACCGAATAATGGAAGAGGTTAACACCCTAGAACACGACTTTTAAAAAGTGGGTGTAATAGAGAATATGACAAATGAGGATTATCACGCGACTGCTGATATATCCTCTACCACGGTCAAGACTGTCTGGAAGAAATCTCTGGCTCACTGGAAGGGCCAGAAATTCACCTCTACTCCCGCGCTACTAATTGGATCGGCACTGCATGGCATACTGCTAGAGCCGCATAGGGAGATAGCCATCAAAGGTCCAAAGACCAGACGGTCCAAGGCGTATACTGAGATGGAGCGGGACTTAGGTCCGGATCAGGTGCTGCTTACTGAAGGTGAGTGGTACTTAGTCAAAGGGATGACTAAGTCCGCACTGGCTAATCCGGCGTTTCGGAAGGTGCTTGAGCATCCAGACCGTAGAAACGAAGTGTCAATCTTTGCGGAGTGTCCTAGTACTGGTATTTCCGTCAAAGCGCGGCCTGACTGCATGGTCAAGGGGGTTGTCTACGATGTTAAATCTACCATCGACAGTAGTCCGTCTGGTTTTGCAAAAGAGTGCTGGAAGTATGCGTATCCAATCCAAGCTGCTTACTACTTATACGTCTGCAAGTTGGCTCAAGTTGACGTGGAAGAGTTCTCCTTCCTAGCAATCGAAAAGACGGCTCCATACGTTGCCCACCAGCATGTTGTAGGCCCAGAGTTAATGGAATGGGCGCATGAACAGGTGATGGCAACTCTACGCCGGATAGCAGACGCCAAACAGCTAGACGATTACGGCACGGGCTGGGGTGACTTTACCCTGCTTGAGAAGCCAAAGTGGCTATAACTCCGTCCAGTGCCAAGGCTAAAGGGCGCAAACACCAACAATGGGTGCGGGATCAAATTCTCGCACTCTTCCCTAAAAAATTGGAAAAGGACGATGTACGCAGCACCAGCATGGGGTGTGGCGGCGAGGATATCCAACTCAGCCCACTGGCCCGTAGGCTGTTTCCTTACTCAGTAGAATGCAAGGCAAACAAGTCTTTCGCTGTCTACAAAATCATGGAGCAGGCTCAAGACAATTGTCCGAAAGGTGCCACTCCATTGGCAATAATCAAGGGTGATCGTCAGAAGCCATTGGCGGTGATTGACGCGCAAGAATTTTTCAAACTGACCAAAAAAGGCCAATAATGGAAATCGAAGATTTTGACGAGAACGTCCTAGCAATAATTATGACTATAAACGAAGAGGATCATTCTTTTGACCTCAAGGTTGGTCATTCTCTGTCCGACGATCTGGATGAAGAAGACCGGTATTTCTACTTGGATGTCCTCAACGGTCTGATGATATCCATGCGGGAAGGTATCGATAAACTAGCCTTTGATGGGATGATGGCACGGCACATGTCTCGCATGATCGAAAGGTCTATGCCTGAGAATGCTGATCCGGAAGAAGTTCTGAAAGACATCCTTGGTGATACCGAAAATGTAGTGGCCTTTAAAAGGAAACTGCACTGATGGCTAAATGGGCAGAACAAGAATGGCATCAAGGCGCAATTGATCAGCCAAATATGGTGGATAAACCGCCTCACTATAATGAAGGCACGATTGAGTGCATAGTAGCAATGAAGGCTATGGCAGACGGGGTTTTAAACGTATCGGCGCATGAAGCCTATTGTTGGCAGAACGCCTTTAAATACCTATGGAGATGGCCCTACAAAGAGAAACGTCTGCAAGACCTCAAGAAGTGTCGTTGGTACTTGGACCGGTTAATTTCCGAATTGGAGACTGACCAGTGATCACTCAACAAGATATTGATGATTGTGAGGAAGATCGGCTGGCAGAGATACTCAAAGCCTACGAGCAAGTAAAAGACCTGCCTGATGATCCTGCAGACGAATATTTAGATTGCACTCCACTGGATATGGTCAAAGAATTTGCCACTGCAATGGGCCACCCATTAGATGAGAAATGGCGTTTTAACCGTGATCTTGAGGACTTGAGATACCGGCTAGTGGCAGAGGAATTTGGCGAGTTTGCAGACGAGAGTTACGCCGGTAATCGCCCTGCAGCAATGCTCTCAGAATTAGCCGACATCGTCTATGTAGTCTACGGCTACGCCGCCACATTTGGCTGGGACTTGGACGAGGCAGTCAGGCGCATCCACACAGCAAATATGAGCAAGTTAGGGCCGGATGGTAAACCTCTGTACCGGCCTGATGGCAAGGTTCTCAAAGGACCAAATTACAGCAAAGCAGACCTATCAGATTTAGTAAGGACCACAAATGAATAGTAACTATTTACCCACCGACTATCAGACATTCATCGCAACCAGCCGCTACGCACGTTGGCTGGAAGACGAAGGCCGAAGAGAAACATGGCCTGAGACAGTCGATAGATATATGGTCAATATTGTCAATACTTGGCTCAAGCCTGTCGATCAGGAAGAGATACGTGATGCAATCCTCTCACTCAGCGTTATGCCCTCTATGAGGTCGTTGATGTGTGCAGGAGAGGCCAGTAAACGTGACAATACCTGCATGTATAATTGCTCTTATCTAGCCATAGATAGACGAGAAGCCTTCGACGAGGCTATGTTTATCCTGCTCTGTGGCACTGGTGTCGGGTTCTCTGTCGAGCAGCAGTACATCAATCTCCTGCCCGAAGTTCCTGACTTGTCTGAGTGTGAAACCACAGTCGTCGTGAAGGATAGTAAGGAAGGTTGGGCGAAGGCTCTCAGACAAGTTCTAGCACTCCTATGGGCTGGTGAAATACCACAGTGGGATGTCTCGCGTGTTCGTCCAGCCGGAGCAAGGCTGAAGACGTTTGGTGGCAGGGCATCTGGACCTGCACCATTGGTTGATTTATTCAATTTTGCAGTGGCTAAATTTAAGGGTGCGCAAGGCCGCAAACTGTCTTCTTTAGACTGCCACGACATCATGTGCAAAATTGGAGAGGTGGTTGTAGTAGGCGGTGTTCGACGCAGTGCTATGATTTCATTGTCTAATTTAGAAGATGACAAGATGCGCCACGCTAAAGCAGGCACCGGTTGGTACGCAACAGAAAGCCAAAGAACTTTAGCAAATAATTC